AAAATAACAAAATGGAATAATTCAAATACTGAAGCTTCTGGTTCTACTTTTGCTATTGATGTAGTTTCTAATGGTTTTAAAATTAGAACTTCATGGTCAGGTTGGAATCAAAGTGGTCAGGCATTTATCTATGGAGCATGGGGTGACGTGCCATTTAAATATAACAATACTTTTTAGGAGGTGAAATAATATGTGGGCTTTAATAAAGGATAATAAAATAGAGGAGATTATAAGATTTCCCAAAACAATGGTAATAAATGATGTTACTCATTCTAGGAAAATATTTACAGCATGGACTTGGACTGAATTAAATAAAATAGGTATTTATACAGTAGAGGCAGGAACACAAGGTGATGATAGATTTGAAATAACTTCAAGTCCTACTTATACCTACAGTGCTTCTGGTAAAAAAGTAACTACTGCGTACACTACAACTGATAAAACATTAACCGATACAAATAATGTAGATGAAGATGATAATGCTGTATTAGACTACAAAGGCAATCAAACAATAACACTAGGTTTAAAATCTATAGCTAAGAATCAAGCTAAAGAAACAGCAAATAGTCTTATAAAGCAATTTAATTGGCTTGTAGAAAGGTCTATCTATGATAGTAGTAAAACTATACCAAGTGCTGTTGGAACGTATGTAGGAAAGATTAAAGCAGACTGTGCTACCATTGAAGCAGCAATAGATGGTGCAAGTGATATGGCAGCTTTTAAAAAATTATATGAATGGGAATATAATGAAGATGGTAGTGTAAAAACTATCGCACCAATACAAAATTGGAGTGATGATTATGATGTTAAAACGTATATACGATAAAATAAAAAAAAGATTATTTGGTAAACTATGTGGTTGCAAACCTAAGAAAAGGGGTAGACCCAGAAAGGATAAATAATGGCTACAAACTCAGAAGCAAGACAAGCATCTATAAGAGCAGTAACCTCTACAACAGCATTACATAACGAAGATTGGTTAGCTTTATTTGCAGCAAGGTCTATACCAGCAGGTACATTTAACGAAAGAATGTTAGCTTATATTAATGGTGAGTTAAGTACATCTTACACTGATATAAACCTAGCATTACAAGCATTTGCTACAGACCAAGATGATTTTAACTTTTCTAGTATGGGAACATTTACACCATGAGCCAACAATCACTAAAACAACAGAGTTGCAGAGATGCTTCAGATACAGAAGGTACATATAATGAAGATTGGATTAAAACCTTTGAGGAAGCTGGTATAACTACAGGTACATTTTCTGAGAGAATGTTACAGTATACAAGAGAACAAGGTTCTGCTTGGGATAATGCACAATGGGATGTATCAAGTTGGGGACAAGGTGCTTTTGTAAATGTTAATCAATCAATGGCACAATTAGGAAAACAAAATGGTACAACAGTTCCCGGTTCTCTATGGAGTAGCCTAGGAACATTTAGTGCCGATTAGGAGGTATTATGGCTATTACAGCACTTATAGCACCAGCAACTAAACTTCTAGGTAAGTTTATACAAGACAAAGACAAGAAAGCAGAGTTAGCTCATAAACTAGCTACAATGGCAGATGAACACGCACAACAATTAGCATTAGCACAAATCAAACTTAATACAGAAGAAGCAAAAGGTAACTGGTTTCAATCAAGTTGGAGACCTCTTATAGGATGGATAGCTGGGTTTTCTTTAGCTATAAATTATCTTATTTCTCCTATATGTGCAGGGTTTGGTATTAACATACCACAAGCTGACATGTCGATAATGATGCCTCTTTTGCTTGGAATGCTAGGAATCGGAGGATTACGCTCCTTGGACAAAATTAAAAAGGTTGATTCTAAAAAATGAGAGTAGATAAAGGTAAATTAATAGATATGTTAATGTTGCATGAAGGATTAGAGTTAAAGCCATATCAATGCACAGCAGATAAAACAACTATAGGGGTAGGTAGAAATTTATCTGATGTAGGTATAACAGAAGAAGAAGCAAAGTTTTTATTATTAAATGATTTGCAAAGAATACAAAAAGAAATAGAACATTGGACATTTATGGAATCATTAGCAGAGCCTAGACAAGCTGTATTATTAGATATGGTATTTAATATGGGTATTAGTAGGTTTAATGCTAATACATGGGTTAAAACCTTTGCAGCAATACAAGATAAAGATTTTGAGAAAGCTGCAAATGAAATGTTGGAATCAAAATGGGCAAATCAAGTAGGACAAAGAGCAATACGATTATCACAAATGATGCGTAAAGGGGTATGGTATGTCGATTGACCCTATGATGATGTGGAACGTAATTATAACTGTGGTTTTAGGACCATTTGCATGGGCATTTTCTAAAATGTTTAATGAAGTAAAAAGACTACAAATACTTCTAAACAAAACTAGAGAAGATTTAGGTAAAGAATATGCTACAAAATCCGAGCTTCACAATGAAACAAGAGAGATTAAAGAGCTAGTATTAAGACTAGAAGTTAAACTCGACAGGTTCATTGAGAAGCATAATGGTTGAGCCAGTAACTGCCGTATTAACTGGTATAGCATTAGTTAAAAAATCAGTAGACTTTATTAAAAGCAATATAAGCACAGCACAAGATGTTGGTGATTTAATTGGTCATGTAGACAAAGCACTTAATGGTCAACAAGAAGTTATAAAAGCCAGAGATAAAGCTAATGTAGACCACTTTGCAGTAGAAAATGTGGCAAAGGAAGTGATAGATGCTAAATTAGCACAAGAACAATTATATGAAATGAAACAATTAATTAACCTTCGTTTTGGACATGGAACTTGGGAGTACATTTTAGAAGAACGCAAAAAAAGAATAGATAAAAAAAAACAAGCAATTAAAGAAGCCAAAGCTAAAAAAATGAAAAAACAAAAAGAAATGTACGATATGATAAGAATGGTTATGATAGGGTTAGCAGTAATATTGTTTGTTGTAGTAGCTATAGGTATCACTATAAAGTTTGTATTAGCTCACCCAGTAGAAGGAGATGATAAATCTTGTAAATTATATGAACCTAAATACTATCTTATCTGCTTAAATGAAGGCAGAGGATATGCAGATACACAATTATACTTAGATTATCAATTACAAAAAGATAATTGGATAATAGAAAAAGATTGATTCCTATATTAGTATGTGTATACTTGTCAAACGGACTAGAGCTTTTAAAACAAACATGACTGTTAATAGTGTTATGGGGATAAATTACTACAAATTATGGTTGATACTCTAGTTCGTACTATTCATATCCATCATTTAATATTTTCCTTGCTTTATCAGCAGCACTTATAGATGAAAATTTATCAATAGTTTTATTTGTATAAACCTTTACTTTTTTTCCCCATCTTCCCTGAGCGCCTTTTTTTCCTGCTTTACTTTTTTTATCAACAATATCTTTTATTTTATTTTTAACTTCTCTTATTCTTTTTTGAGATACTTTATCACCTTCATCTATTAACAAAGGCAATATATTATACATCAGCTTTTCATATTTTTTATTATCTTTTATGCCTAAGATATTTGGAATATGCCTTTTAAATAAGCTACAATCATTTTGTAGATACATAGTAGCAATTATAGTTATATAAGCGCCTTTTTCTTCTAAAGTTAATACAGAGGTATCTGCTAACCAATCAGCAGGATAAAAAGGAAAATAAAATAGTTTTTCTTTCATTATTCCTCCAATATTTTATTAAAAGATAAATTATATTTATCTCTTATTTTTTTTATAAGTTTAATGCTAATATTTCTTTTTCCTTGTAATATCAAAGTAACCATAGCTTCAGATATTTCTAAATCTCTAGCCACCTTAGATTGGGATATTTTTTTATCTTCCATTATTTTTTTTATTATCATTATTTTTCCTTTATTAATTGTTCATAACATTGTTTGCAGTAATATTTTAATTTATGATAATGAACTGCTGCATTATCACAAAAGCTACACATTTTTAAATGTATAAGTTTCTTCCAATGGCTACTGGTATTATCTTTTTTTATTGGTTTCCTTTTAACCATTTCATATATTCTCTCTTTCATATTTTTTTCTAAGTAACATTGATTTATCAGAAGATAAAATAAAATCTCCTTTTAAAATAGACCTTATATAAACTACAGAACAGGATAATTCTTTAGCTAAATCTTGAATGGTTAAATTATTTTTTTTACCAATACTATAAAGTAATTTTCCATGAGCTGTAGTTACTTTGTAATCATCTAATGTTGCTATTTTAGGCACTATTTTTTCTCCTTTACTTCTTTTCTAGTTACATAATAATCGTTTTCTTCTACTGTTCTT